AGGTTTTACATTTAATAAAAGATTGAGGTCAATTCTTGGTTGTCCATAAAACCCATCTATACTTGCAACAGAAAGAATTTCATTAATATCTCTACGTCCCTCTTCATTTTTAGCTAATAAAATTATATGGCAATTAGTTCTGTCTTTGACAAATTCATTTGGAATTTCTTTGCCTGTTTTCTTATCTATTTTGGAATATTCAGCTAATCTATCTTTTACCCAATATGCTTCTGCACCAAACACAAATTTAAGTTTTTTCTTTTCAAACTGTTCTTGGGTTAATAATCCAGATTCTACATCTTTCAAAAGCTTATCATTATGTTTTTGAACCAATTCGTATGGAACGTAATAATTTCCTTGATAACCATGTTCTACGCTTGATATTACATTTTGTCCTAATTCTACTGCTCTTTGTATATATTCCTCATATGATGCAGCACAATCAGTAACTAAAACATTACTATAAGATGTGTGTTTATGATAATTTTGCATAATATCTCCTACTCATACGTGTCCGTTTCTGGGTTATATTGTCTATTATCTTCTTGTTGTTTTTTACCAGTAGGCTTTGGCTTATATTCGCAAGCATGATTACGTTGACCACACAAATAATGGCAATAATAATAATCTGGATTTGGATTCCATTCACTTTCTTTTTCAATGAGACTAAGTGTATCTTTCGCCCATTGAATAGCTTCGTCATATTCTTCCTTAACCCAAGGAATCTCTATCCATTTTTGATCTTTAAACATATTCCATTTCAGTTTTGATACTGAACCATATTTTTTTATCACTGGGATTGAATATAAATAGAGTTGTCGTTTAAATTCTAAGAAATGTTGTTGATCAGATTTGCTAATCTTACCGTTTTTTAAAATTTTTAAACTTGCCGATTTATGATCTATAATAATAATCTCATTTGTTTTTTTATCTTTAACAAGTAAATCTATATACCCTATAAAATCCTTGCCATTAATAGTAAATTCAACTTTTTCTTCAACACCAAGAATCTCATAATTCTCCAAATCTAAATCAATATTATCGAAATAATCAATACCTTTATCATAATAAGACTGTCTAATGTCTACAAATTTATTTGGTGGAGCATTATGAGGAACGTCTTGATTAAAATGTTCCTCATAATATTCATTTAATTCAAATAATGAAAGTTCCCCTTTTTCATACTTTTCAAGAATTTTATGAACAAGTGACCCGTATTCACCAAAAAATCCATTTTCAGATTTATTACATTCGAGATAATGTAATTTCCATTCATACGGGCAATTATAATATGAGTTTAATCTTGAAAATGACCATTGCATTGTTCCAAGCAAAAAATCCAGTTCTTCATCCATCATAATAATCAGCCTCCTTATTGGTCTGGAAATGTATTATCTACAGACCTATCTATATATGGTAATTTATCTGTATATATGTCACTATCCCAAGCAAATTGAGCATCATATTCTTCATAGTCCGTATAAAACCTTCGAGAAGTTAAGTCATACCATAAACCCATTTGGAAATCTGCTTTTCCTAATAATCTATCTTTGATCACTGTAAGCACTACATCAAAGTTATGCCATTTTGATTTTGCATCAGCTTTTTCTTTTTTGGAAACTCGTCTTAGACCTATGGATCTCATAGCAAGATTAATAATATTAGAAGTTCCAGATATGTCATACATTTCAATGTCAGAATTGGTATCTTGTGTTTTTCTTGGGTGAGCAATCAAAACTACTGCTACATTAAATTTTGCAGCAAACTTAATCAAAGAATTAATCAAATTTGTTTGAGCCGTATTTTTATCACTCTCTGCACAATTCAGGTCAATCATCATAAGATTATCAAGCACAATCAATTTACATCCAAACTTTCTTACACATTCTTCTGCGGATTTTAAAACTGAATCAACATCATTAGGTTCATCATCTCTATAGATAAACAATTTTTTGTTGTAATACGTTTGCATCTTTTTTTGAATAGATTGAGGTACTATGTAATATTTTCGATTGTCTCTACTTGTTTTTTCAACCATATTTCTTCTACCTGCTATAATTGTATTGAACCAATTAGCAGACATTCTTTCAGGCATTTCTTTTGAAAACAAAAATACAGGGTTGCCATCATCTATTGTTCTTGCAATTGTCTGATCTATAATTGAAGTTTTTCCACTACCAGGTCTTCCAGATAGAACAGTTAATGTTCCATAGAAGATTTTCAATAATTCTTCATCCAATGGTTTGATTCCTGTCTTAACTCCATCCATTTGAGAAATATCAAGTTCCTCAATTTCAGAATAATCAACAACACTTTTTACTGGAACATCTTTTGCATCTGAAATGAGATTCATCACAAAATTTTTACCGCCTATTTGTAAACAATCATTAATATCTTTTATTGGAACTTTTTTACCATTCTCTTTTTCAAAATATTCTGGTGCTGTTATATATTTTGTTCTCCATGTTCCTAAACGGTAAATACACTCTTTCCTCATTTTAATACCTGCTTCATCATTATCAGACCAGATAATAATTGAATCAAAATTGTTTAACCAATCCCAGTTTTCTTCAATCCAATGAAGATTTCCTGCACCAAGAGGAACACTTACAGTGTTAATATACCCTGCCTCAATAGCACTTGCACAATCCGTTTCACCTTCTGTAATTAACAATGGTTTTGATGTATTGACTCTATTCATGTTGAATAATAAAGCCGATGTATCAGAGTCTTTTTGACACCATGTTTTCGGTTGCCCTGAATGTTTTTCTATTGTTCTTGCAGGTCTATATTTGACCATTGTTAGAACATCATTTGTGTCATAGAAATTAAATACTCCATTTCCATGTAAGTCTTCTCTGATGTCAAGATAATCAATTACATTCTTTGAAATTCCTCGTTTGCCCCAATATTCAAGGACATTTGTTTTACCATTTAACGGTTCTTCGTGTGGATATCTATAGTTTCTTCTAGTTTTTACATCTTTTTCTCCAAAGCTATATTCAACATTTGCTTTATCAAATAAATATTTTGCCGCTTCTAAAAATGTATTTCCTTTTTCCATTAAAACATCAATGATATCAACTGTTTTATTACACCCGAAACAATGAAAAGTATAATTCTTTTTATTGTAAATAAAGCTTGCAGTATCTTCATTATGATATGGACAACATGCCTTTAAATTTTTTTCATCAAAATTATCCAGTTCAAGCAATTCTGCTATTAAAAAAGCGTTTTTGTCACCTAGCTTTTCTTTCGCTTTTTCAATGTCTTTTTTATCAATTAGCATCTACTCACCACCTATACTTTAAATTCTTGCTCATAAAATAACTTTCTGATGCCATACAAAACTTGCACTGGCTTTTGAGAATAATACAATTTTGACGACTCAATATTTTTCCTAATGTATTCTATAGGGACTCTATTTTTAAAAACCATTGTGTTTATTGCTCTATAAGCAATAGGATATCTTGTCTTATCTTCTATATAGCTCATGTATGTATTGACACAATCAGTAATCTCTTGTTTCATACCTGCACAATCCCAATGATAATGTTTCCTATTAATAACCACGGATTCAGAGTCTTTAACTCTGTCCCCGTGGTGTAAACAATATTTATATGCGCAGATATATTCTTTTTCTTTTTTACCTGCCATATCGACCTCTTTTTAGTTGAATGGAAGTTCTTCCTCAATACCATCTGGAATACTCATGAATTTATCACTTCCAGGAGCAGGTGTTTTATTGACATTACTTGTAGAGTTTTCAGAAGAATTTTTGCTTTCTGCAAATTCTACCTGTTCTACAATGACATCAGTTGTATAAACTTTAATTCCATCTTTGTTTGTATAACTTCCAGTTTGAATACGTCCTTCTACAACAAACTTCGTACCCTGATGCCCATATTTTTCAATAAATTCTGCGGTTTTCCCAAAAGCCACACAGCTAATGAAATCGGCAGTCTGTTCATCACCTTGTCTTTTGAATCTTCGATCTACAGCCAGAGTAAATCTCGCAACTGCGGATGAATTTTCTCCCTGTGTGTATCTTACTTCTGCATCTCTTGTCATTCTTCCCATTAACATTACTTTATTCATTATATTTTCCTCCTATAATTACGCCTGTACTGGTTTGATTTCTTTTACTTTTGCTAAACATTCTTTTGCTGCTTCTAAATCTTTAATTGCATTTGGGTTGCCACTTGGAACATATTCTTTCAGAGCATTCATTAATTCTGCATTTTTTGTGCCGCCAAGTTTCGTGCAAAAAGAGATAATTTCTTTTTTGATGGAAATAATATCATCTTCTACATTTTGAGCTGTAGATGCTGTAAATTTAGGTCTTGTTGGTTCAATATCCGATGTATTAGCCCACTTGATAATTTTCTGTCCATGAGATTCTGTAAGTAATGTTGCATTATCATTCTCAAAAATATGAGTATTATCTTTCTGAGGTTCAGCCATATGAGTTTTCTGATCTACTGTAAATGTACAAGTAAATTCGTATTCAAAGCCATCTCTCTGTTTTGCTCCTACTCCAAGTTTTTTAACACTTGTTTTACCTCTATCATCTTTTTCAATTTCGTACTGATCTTTTCCTCTCATAGTTGCGATTAAATGAATTGGGCTTGTAGCAAGCTTATTGATAAATGCATCATGTCTTGGAGTTACTTTCGCCCATGCCTGATATGTTCCACCAGCTTTTTGCTGTAGCTCAAGGCAACCACCTTTACCATCCCATTCAGGTGATGTACTATCCATAATTAAGATGTCATATTTTTCTTCGACTGCAAAATCAATTACATCAGAAAACTGTTCTGGGTTAAAAGGTTCTACAAGATCAACAATGTCATAATCAAATTCATTCGCATAATACCTACCTCTTGCACCCTCTGTATTAGCAAGTAAAATTCTGCAAGGTTTTCCAGTGATTTTTTCGAGTTCTTCACGCATTCCAGTGGCTAATCTTAATGCAGAATATGTTTTTCCACCGCCTGACGGTGCCATGAGTGCTACCTTTGTATAAATTTTTTCTCTTACTGCTTTTTGTACTTTAAAAGCCATAGTTTTAAATCCTCCTGTGATTTTTATTTTTTTGTTTTTAACATGTAATAACATTTATGTGAACACACTCATATTTGAGTGTAGCAACATGGAATTAAATCTATAAGATAAATTCTATGTCAACAATGGTTTGTGGGTACAAAATCCCAAGGGTATGCTGCTAACCACCCATATTTTATTTCTCTATTCAATTTCGATTTATTTGGAAAATTCGATTCGATTGAATCTACAAGATTTATTTCTCTTTATTTTTTACTGGCAAAATTGAAATAATGTATCGTCTTGGAAGTATTAATATACTACCATCTTCTGTTTGAAAATAGAACTGTTCAAATAAATTAATCATATGTATCAACTTTAGATTTCTATACCTTTTATAAAATATTATATCTTTTGTTGAATTAACAAAGTTAGGACTAAGCATCACATCATCCATACGTCCAACACATTCTACATCATAATTCTTGTCAAGCATTTGACCAATTGTTTCATTCCATTTTTTATAATTGTTATTCATACTTTATATTCTCCGATGAAATTTGGATTTTATATTATCTATCTCTTTCAGACAATGTAATTGTATCAATGTTGACTCCAAGCAATCTCTGTAATACCATTGGTGCTTCATCAATCAAAAACTTCTTATGTCCAACTAATGATCTGTCTTTTAATAATTCTTGTACTGTCATTGGTTCAGGGATAGATATCCCAATTCTTTCTGCAATATCTTTAGCAACACCTACACCTGTATAATCTGCACATACAATTGGATATTGTGTAACATGACTTCTATGTACTAAATATGTTGTCTTACCTTTGCCTCTTTCTAAATTACAAATTTCCATATTTAATTTCCTCCATTTATATATTTTTTCATTATCTTGATTCACAATTTAATTCTTGTCTACCGTACAAATCAAAACCAGTACATATTTCATTTAATTCAGATGTATGTTCTAAAAGATAATTTATAATATTTTTTATGATATCTATATCACCAATACCAATTATGCTTGTTAATTTTTCGTTTGGTATGTAGATTTCATATTCGTTACTATCGAATTTAATTGGAATCTTGCCATCGTAGTCTTTACAAGATAAATTTACTATTACATTTGACGGTGATATATTAATTTCCACATCATGCAAATTATCATCCTTTAGGATTTTTGTAATATCTTCTATTACATTAATCATTTATTCTCCTTCTCTTCATCTTCATTTACAATTTTATCAATTTGATCTGTAATGTAATCAACTACATCTTTGCCAGTTTTGCCAATTGTTTGAATATTATCTGGTGTAATTTCATTTACAACTGCCATCGTATATATTGTTTCTGTATTAGGTGTCATAATTGTAATGATAGTCATTACAACACATCCGATAATTGATTTGCTAATAATTTTTCTAAACTTAAATGGTTCATTATATCCGGTTAATCCGGCAAGGAAAGCACCCACAGCAATAGATCCGCATATTCCTGCGATCGCTCCAAAAAATATCGTTAAATTATCTGCTCTACTTGCAAAATAAATCAACCACGGACTAATAATCGGTTTCATTTTCTTACCTCCTATCTATATTCTTTATTTGAAACGAAAGTTTTATCTATAAATTCTCTAACTTTTTAAGTTCTTTCTGAGCGTTTTCAATGGTTTCTTTAAGATTTCTAATCTTGTATTCTCTTTCTGCTAATAATTTCTTGTCATTTTCTTCTTTATCATTCGCATAAAACTTATCTTCAAAGTCCCAATAATCATGTTCATCACCACTCCATGAGTGATTCGATACAAGAAAACTTTTTCTAACTTCGACACTTGGAGCTTCCCAATCACATCCATGTCCACAACAATGTTTATCTTCTCTATAATCTGGATCACCAGGACTACATTGACAATATTCCCAATTACGTTCATCATAACTGAATGTAATTTCATATCTGAAATCTGATTCTCCTACACATTTCAAATCATCATCTTCATTGTAAAGAAATACATTTACTTTACAGATACAATAATTATCTTCTCCAATTACAATATCATAATTATCACAATCTCTTAAATCAGAACAAAATTCATTATAACATTCATAGTTATTCGTTAAATCTTGCCACAACACAGATACTAAAAACGGGATATCAAGCTTTTTGCCATTTGGTTCTCTATATGTATTTTCATATTTCAATACATCAATCAACTGTTCTATGAATTTTTGAATTGTAATATTTTTACTATATTTCATATGTATTTGTTCTCCTTTCAATATCCTCTCATCTCAAATAGTTCTTCTTCATATGAGATACACTCATATCTTTTACAATTATCTACTGTACATTGAAATTCTCTACACCAGGGACTTCCATCTCCCATGTGATCATATGGACAGTGATAATCTTTCCCGCAATATTCACAATTTGTATATTTCTCACATGCCATTCA